GTGGTCGTCAGGTGCGCCCATTACGTGAGAGGCAGAGAAGCCCTTGGTTTGCAGTGCTTTGACTGCACGTTCGCATTGTTTTTGTGTCATAGGTCAATGATTACGCCCTTCTCTTCGAGGGCTGTGATGATGTAGTCAGGGAGTTCGAAGCTGTGTGTGAATTTTATTGCTCTTTGGATTTCAGGAAGTTGGGGTGAGCCATAGCTTCCTCGATAGTTGTGCATTGTGGAGTGCTGATTTCTGTCCCGTCAGTCATATGCAGGCAGTTGAGTTCAGGGGCGTACCTGTGTCGCTCCAATCCGTGTACTTGAATCTTCATTGTTCTTGCGTTTAGAATTCTTGTTGAATGATGGTGTTCAGTTCTAGTTGTAACTTGACGTCTTTTGCCACTTCGTACTTGCTGTTGTGTGGGTGAATCGATCGTTTGAGCAGGGCACGGACTCGTTCGTTTTCGAGTGCGATGTCAGGTGATACTGCGTTGCTGCTGCAAATGAAGTTGAAGTCGTTTCGTGTCATGACTGCAAAAGGGTTGAGGCGATTGGACGCGCTTTCAAGGTGGCGTATGTGACCTGTTGGTACATTGTCCCCGCACGCTGAGGTGAAGGGAGGTCGGCACGGATGTACTCTACGACCTTGTCGAGTTCTTCGTCGTACTCGTACAATGAATAGTATCTGTCTCCGCGCATAATTGCGTTGGCAATCTTGCGTGTCAGTTCCTCGATAGCGAGGTGAAGGTTGTTTTGCATGGTGTTGATTTGAGTGAATGAATAGAAGGGGGGTTGGGATTCGAACACAACCGCCGTCCGACCTTCTCGTAAAGTGCCAAGAAAGGTCTTGGGAGTGGACGTGCGCACCGACTGCGCCCCCTTGAAAGTGAATTACGCCACCAGTTCAGCGACGGCTTCGCCTGCGATGACGTCCTCCAATCCCGCAATGACATCATCGATGTCCACGACCTCAGGGGTCTCCAACAGGAACTCAACGATAGCCTTGACACGCAACGCGAAAGCGCGCTTGGACTTGGCCGCGTGACCAACCTTCAAACGTGCCTGCAACGTCTCGTCGATTGAGCCGAGGTCAATGGTGGATTTGCCCACGTTGAAGCGCATCAGCAACGGGTGTGACAAGTTGGCGAAACGTGCCCCCGTGTCCTGTTGCAGTTGCAAGTGACGAAACAACCGATTGATGAACGTGCCCACAACCTTGTTGCGCTCTGACTTGTTGTTGTTGTCCAAGTTCACGCTGAACGTGAATTCCTGATTAATGTCCACGATGTCGTTTCCACGTGTCGTGGTGAATGCTTGGTAAGCAGTAGCCTTGAATGTGCCCATAATTGAAATAGATTTGAGTGATTAACGCAATAGCGCGTTGAGAGAAGCGGACGGCGCGAACGTCCCGACAAGGCAAACCTTGGTGCTTCCCTGATATAGATTCAGACGCGGCGGGTGGACCTCCCCGCAACCCTCGGATGGCCGATTTCACGTCTGTGGTATTCACTTGTTGTTGCACCTAATTCTTCCTCCATCCCATCGCGCTGTGTCGGCTACGTTGGTAGGTAGTTTCAATAAGTCAAAGAACGTCAACCACAAGGTGGCCGAATGTGTCAACGTGGCTACTGCTTCTCACGTTGTAGTTTCTCCTTCCGCGATAGTGTCTTATGCGATATGCGTGCCGCACGTCAGAAGGAAGGGGTTTAGTCAGTCCCCAACACATACGTCATTGGTCCTCGGTGGAGGGCACTCTCGTTTGAATGCGTTTGCAAGTAACGACACGAATTTGGTTCTCACAAGCCCTTTCACATCTGTTAACATTTTTCGGTGCTTCCCCCTATGCGTATAAGGAATCCCGCACGCACGTCTACACTACGATGGGCATACGAGTCAAGAGGCGTTAACATCTTTTTTGTGTGTACACATAATGTGGTGGATATAATTGGTTGTATAATTTGGGATAAGGTTTGTCCCGTGTCCCCCAATGACATTCACATTTTTTCACAGTCTTCCCTTGACATTCTCCCTTCTATTGCTTATGCCGATGTCAGACACGACAAAAAGCTAAAATATGTGCGCAGTTGCCAACAAATGTTAAGGGGGGTGGGTCGGCAAAGTCACTTCGGGTGCGGCAAGCTGACGCTCACGTACATATATAATCCCCCAGGTACTTATTTCTGACGTTTTTTTTTGATCGGCTCTTCCCCATCAACTTCACCTAACCGAATCTAACTACTCTCTAATCAGTCAATTAGGCTATTTCACTTAAACTGTTGCTTGAGGGTTGACTTTTAAAAAAAAAAGTTATAACTTCGTAACTCTATTGAATGATTTTTAGAGCTATTGATAGTTTTTTGTGTAGGCACATAAAGCTGATGAGCGAAATTCACTGATAAGACAATAGAAGTTCAATACGGGTTAGCTATATCATGATCGTAAAGCGCAAAGAAGGCTATTTTGTACGCTCAACAGAGGGGAAGAACCTGGGCGGACCTTACAAGAGCAGGCTGGAGGCTATGCGTAGATTGCGGCAGGTAGAATTCTTCAAGGACAAGAAATAGATTCTCGTATCTTTGCTTTATGCATAGTCGTAAACGAAGAAAGGCAGGTTTTGCACCTGTAAAGAGGTATGTTGACGGTGGTGTTATGGATTGTCCAAACCCACCTTGCCCACCACCTTCTCCAGATAGAGTAAAATCACTTATAGATAGCGGTATGTGGAAGCTCGGACCTAAAGGTGAGCTTTTGAGGCTATCTGCAGAGGAGATCAACCAAAAGAACTTTGAGACTTCTAAGGCTACGGCCATGGAGGAGCTTGCTGTAGAGGAACCAGCTACGTTTGCCCCTACAGAAGTTGGGTTTATGACCCCTGAAAGGAAGGATTACTTGGAGACCAGGGCTGGTGAGCTTACCCCAGAGGAGGCTAGGGAGTATGCAACTACGTCTTTTGACCCATTTGAGGGTCCAAACGTTGTATTCGGTATGGCTGCGGGGGCTACCCCAGTAGATCCTGTTGGCCAGTTACTTGGTAGAGGACTTAAAGCAGCTGGTGATGCATATAGGGTACTGAAAACACCTATTGTCCCTGTTATGGATGAGGCTAGGATACAGGCTCAGATGGCTGTAATCAGAGATCAGTACAATATCCCATACGCAGACATTGTAGACGGGACCCCAAACACCCTTGAGAGATACAGACAGCAAGCTGTTGAGCAGCTCGTAGGTAAGAATGCAAGCTCTGAGGCTATTGCTCGTGCCGAGTCTCAGATCGATGCAGCTGTAGAGGGCTATATGCCTAAGGCTATCGAAGAGATCATGAAGAACTCAGAGGGGAACATCTTGAATGTCCCTAATGATACAAGAAGGCCAGAACTAGATAGAGTCAGAATGAGGTTCCTCAACCCGAACTCTAAGATTTGGCAGCAAGCTAACAAGGAGGGGATGATCCCCACAAACAACCTGGTTCAGCTCATGAAATCTGATGGCATGTCTGAGCTTGAGAGGGGAGTTCTTGAAGAAGCTGTCTTTGGATCACCTATCTACGACAAGTCTGGTAACCTTCTTGGTGGTGATGAAGCTATAAAGGCTCAAGAAGCAGTCATGTCTGCTATACTGAGGGCAGGTGGTACAGAAACAAAAGAGTTTGCCAGCGGAGATATCTCTAAGTATAGAATCAATCTCAATCAGCTGAAGGGGTTGTCTGAGATGACTAGCATGACCTCGTCACCTATCAGGTCATTTGCCTTGAACACTGACTCTCAAGATCATTTCGGATCTAGAATAGGTGTTCAAAAAGATATATATATGGGAAACATGTATTCAAACTATGGTTTGAATAGAATAGGATACAATAATGCTGATTCAAAGACTTTCGTTGTTGGTAGTGATGACTTTTCTTCTGGTGTAAACCACTTTGATAGGGGTGAGCTTTCTCACTTTAGGGTATTTACCAACGACAGTCCCCCTCTTTTGAATAGAAATTTCCCAGGAACTAAAATAGATGTACCGACTGAGTTTGCATCGATTAGAGTGGGACGTAACGTAGGTGCCCAGGGAGCTAATTTGAACTGGTTCCAAGATGCGAGCAGTTTTCCTGGTGGTATGGGATATAGAAGAGGAGGCAATATGATTATGCCTAGCGGAGATGAGGGGATAAGTGAAAGTGTTTCTAATCTACTATCTGGACAGGGTTTCTTGGAGGGTGTTATTAGAAACGTTAGAAGTGGTATGAACAGTCTAAGCGACATCACCACGAGTGCATCTGGAATAGTAAGAAACATAAAAAACGTTCAAAACAGGGCCGCCGACGTTAGTGCTGGCAGAGGCTCCCTTGTTGGACCATCTGGTGACAGTTCTATCAGGCAACTACTTGAGTTTGCCAATCTACCAAATAGAAGAGAGCTTGTAAACAATGCCATGCGAGGCGTAGAAACCTTTGCTACGGAGATCAATTCACGGTTAGATAATTTAGTTGAAAGCGTATCTAAGGAGCAAGAAGCTTTGGCTAGACTGGGTGAAGCTCCTGTTTATAAAGATGCGCCAGGTAATAAATTGGCTGGCCTTGACGAGGCTAATAAGTACTTGTCCCTGAATAGTGACATTTATTTTGACCTTCGTCAATCCACCCCATTTCACAGAGTAAAAGATAACTTCAGGGGTTACGATTTAATGATTGATCGTGCCAACAGCGATTTCTCATCTGGGTCATGGGCTGATAATGATTTAACGGAGTCACTAGGTACTTTGGAGGGAGATGTAATCCCTACAGCAAAGAACCGTTTTGTTGATAAACTTGAAAATCAAATAGCTGATCTCAGCACTATTGTTCTCAAACCAAACACCCCTCCACAAGTAGTGGATGCGGCCCATAATCTGAGGCTTAAACTCAATGAAGTTAAGAACAGGGGCCAAGAATCTTTTGAGAGTATGCAGAATCTTGCTGGGGAGATATTTGATCTTCAGGACTACTTGATGATTGAATATAATTCAGCTTTTCAACGCGCTGCTAAAAGAGGAGTTCCAGACAACATTAGAAGGAAGACTGCTTTTGAGGAAGTGGAGGCTAAATATCAAGATTCTATTGATGATCTTAAGAGGCTTGTTTTGGAGCTTGAGGCTAATAGAACCAATGCTACATTGGCTCTAATGGACGCTGCTGAATCTATTAATAGCATGAATGATGACGTTGTAAGATCAGTACCAGATTTGTATGAATCAGCTAAAGGTGAGCTGAAGAATCGAATTGACAATGCTCTTCAGGATCAGACAGCTCTAGACTATTACGATATACTTCAATCTCAAACCCGCATTCAAACAGAGGCGGGTAAAGTTAGAGAGTATGTTATGTCGGGAGATATAAACAATCCAACTCTTAATAAAATATTCCTTGAAACACCTGATGCAGATAGGTTCTACGTTTCAGAGATTCAATCTGACTTTGTTCAAAGGTCTAAAGGATCTAAATCAGGAGAGATGAATGTTAGATCTTCTGTTATTGACTCGAAGGCTACGACCCAAAAGGGTGCTCGTATGGAGCTAGACTCCTTTCAAAAGAACTGGAGAACAAAAACCATTCAGCAAGCTGTCCTTCAAGGGCGTAAGGCTGGTAAGAATGAGATCCTATTCCCTACGTACAAAACAGCAGATAATATTCAGGCATGGAGCGGTTCTAAAGACACTGGTGAAGCTGGTGCTGGAAATAGAATTACATATCAGGGTATGGATAAGCACATCCGAAAGGCTACTGGTGTAAAACCATACAAGGTTGTTGATCCTCAGGGTAATGAGTGGTGGGCTATCAAGCTCGATCCAAACCAGAAGTATGAGTTCCCAGACTTCAGGGATGGTGGACGATTCCGTTTGAGGAAAAGATGATATATTTGCAATATGGCTACACTTACGGTATCGATTCAAGAAGAGATTACCATTAACGGTAAGGATAGGGGGAATACAAACAGCATTAGTATTACCTCTGTAACCGAAACCTTCAATAGAGTTCTCACGGCTTCAGCCACAGAACAAAACATTATTGAGTTTCAGGCTACCAATCCATCGGGTGGTGCTCTTGCTAACGGTACTTGTCAGTACTTGAGAGTCACCAACCTTGATTCTTCTAACAACGTTGACTTGAGGGTTCAAACTTCTACAGATACAAAAGAGTATCTGGTTAGAATTGGTGCTCTCGAATCATTCATCTTGTTCAATGACACGATGGATGTAAACGCCACAACAGCAAATCTGGATGGTGTTATCGATCTTAATCAGATTGAAGTGATTAAAGCCAAAGTACCAACAGCTTCTACAGCTGACATTGAAATCTTCGCAGTAGCAACATGAGAACTAGATTTAGAGACGGAGGCCTTTATTACAACATGGGTGGTAAGTACGGGACGGGTGGTATGTACCCATCTTTCCAAGGTGCTGGCCAGTTTAATGGTAACGGTGACGGTGACCCCAAAAAGATTAAGAGCGCTAACACCAACAATGTTGACTTCAACTCTGGAGACGACACTGTAAAGAGTACTCGAACTTACACCGATGGTCCAACTACTGGTGAATTCACTGACTTTGCTTCAGTCCCTGCTTACAGAAAAGCCATGAAGCAGGGAAAGGAAATATCGGCTACAGAGGCACTTCTCGACAGACTCAGCCAGGGTAAGGTTCAAACTCGACTTGTTGACGAGAAAGGAAGGGAGATTAAAGATGAAAGTGACTACACTAGATTTATCGAAAGGAAAAAAGAGGCTCTAAAAAAAGGTCTCCTCTCAGGAGATATTGATAGGAAGACATTTGAAAAACAATATGAGACCCTCAAGGGTGAGGCATCTGCATTCCCAGAGTACGTTCAGGCACAAGGTGAAAATGAAGCTACTAGGAATATATATGGGCGTGTCTCTGAATCGAAAGACCCTGAAGCTGTAGTAGGAAAGCGTCTTGAGGGAGAGTCTCATTGGTTTAATAAAAATGACGCTAAGTTTGGTCCAGGCGGATTTAACGTTCACAACCCAGGCCACGTCATGGAGTATCAAATGATGTATAACCAGCTAGCTGCTCCTGGTGAAGAGATTACGGTTGACGGAAAGTGGGGTGAGCAAACTCAGTCGGCAACAGTCCCAATTAGAGAGTCTGAAAGAGAGGAGCTCGCTGGCGGCGTTGATCCCAACCTCGAAATGAGGCTTTATCAAGAAAAGCCTTCAGGTGGCTGGGATCAAGAGGAGACTGGCGGTGGTGACTATCGTGGTGGATACGGCAGTCAACGGCGGCGGCGCAGAAAAGGCGGCGGTGGCGGTGGTGGTGGTGGTTGCATCCCTGGCAGACCATGTGCCGCCTACAATGAAAATGGTGGTATCCCAAAAATGAGAACCACATTTAAGGACGGTGGTGTCTATTACATGAGATAATTATGCAAGTAAGGAAGAAGACATCCATGTCCTTTGAAGGCGGAGGTAAGTACCCAGGCTGGCGCAAGGACAAAAGAAAAGCTAGACAAGCTAAGCGTAAAAGAAGACGACTTGCAAGAAAGTTGAGTAAGGGTTGTAGCGGTGGCAAATGCTTCGCTAACTGATAATGAATAAACACTACTTCAACCCTATCCGTAAAAGGAAAGACCCTGGAGTAGAAAACGAAAAAAGACGCTTAAACAATGAAGCTGTCAAAAAATCTGTCACTCGTCGAGGTGACAAAAAGCATCACGGCTAAGCGATTAGGGATAAACAACACACCAGACGATGAGTGGATTATCGAGAATCTCAAAGCGACTGCAGAGCATGTATTTCAGCCTGTTAGGGACGCTTTCGGGTGCCCTATATACGTGTCGTCAGGCTATCGTGGACCTGAGCTCAACAGTGCTATCGGTGGGAGTAAGCGCAGCCAGCACATGGAGGGAAGAGCACTTGATCTGGACGCAGACGTATTCGGACGCTGTACAAACAGTCAGATCTTCAACTGGCTACGAGAGAACGTTGAGTTTGATCAAATGGTGTGGGAATTTGGTGATGACGATAATCCTGATTGGGTTCACGTCTCTTTCGTTTATGATGGGGTTAATCGTAAAAGGTGTCTCCGCGCTCGTCGTGATGATGAGGGAAAAGTTTACTACGAAGTAATGTTTGGAAAATCGCTCTGATATGCTTGGGATACACAACGACTTAGTTCACCACGACCATATTGACTTGTACACTGGGGTTGTCGATCTTCCAGAAGGGTCCACCGCCGCATATGGTCTTAGAAGGCTTTCTTCTACTTATTTTGGATACGCCTGCAATATCGTAAACCCAACAACTTTGGAGTCCCTTGACGTAAAATTTTTGCCCAGCGGAGTTATAGATTCAGTTGCTGTAGAGGAGTTTTGCAATGGTACAGATGATGCTTACATCAAAACTTGGTATGACCAAACGGGTCAGGGAAATCACCTTGTGCAATCTGACCAATCTCTTCGACCACAGTTAGTAGATAGTGGCACAGTTATTACAAACCCCGATAACGGTAAATTTTCTGCAAAATTTCAGGGTGATAGCATGGAGACTGCTTCTGCTTTGTCGTTGTTAAACGGGACAATTACAATCGCAAGTTCCGTTATTTGTGTGGCTAAGGCAGACAGTGGTCTTTCTTCAGACAATCGATTATATACTGTGGCACTTCCAAGTTCTTCTCTTGAGCACAACGCTAGCTTTTTAACTCCAAGCGGAGCAAGTGCTGGATGGAAGGTTGATAATTCAGTGATGGGCAACCCTCCTACTAACTATATATCTAGTGACCTTACAGATACATACATACACATGACGTCTCATGTGGTAGTAGCAGTTAAAGCTGGTTTTAATGACGGCCCAATTTCCACTATTTCTGGGTCGGCCTTGATGGGCGCCGCACCAGACTCATTGTTTTTGGGTAGCACCTCTGACAGCTCTAATCCAGACAGGTTTAATGGTCTTATTCAAGAGTTTATTATGTATAACAGTGCAAATATTCTAGATGTAGACTTGTTAAATATATCAGCTCAGATAAACTCATTCTACGGGGTATACTAAAAACTATGGAGGAAGAATTTGACGACATCAGCTTCTTGGATCAAGACAAGCTCAAGAAGCAAGAAGAAAAGATTGAGAAAGGTGAGATCACCTGCAACACTGATAACCCCGAAGACTGCGAGAGCTGTAGCGGGTAATTACTTCTCTAGCCTATTGTAAAAAGCCTGAACAAACATTCGGGCTTTTTGCGTTATAGCATACCTCACCCTGTAGTTGTATTTCGTCTCCTCTCTGAATAGGTGGTCTTCTCTGGTTTGAGACGGGGTCATCTTATCAAAGTGTTTGTAGATATACCCTTCTTTCATAAGTGGATATACGATACGCTCACCTATTTTTCCAGGGGAGTACCCAAACTCTTCTGCTGCGTACTTCAAAGTCCAGAACTCTAGATCATACGCCCATAGCAGGAAGTATATCTCAGTCTGGAACAGGATGCCTTTCTCTTTTTCCTTAACTAACTCTTTCCTAAGGTTTTTGAGGTAGTTCTTGTTTACGTATCTTTGGTTAAGACGTGAGCTCTCACGGAAGAGCTTCTTTTTGGAAACCTCACTTTTAGGCATTGAAATGGATTTAGATAACTACAAAGATATGGAGAGAGAAGGCTTTTTGTTTGAAATTCAAAGATTGGCACTTGAGATTGAACATGTCATCGACAAGTACGGTGTTCGCGGTGAGGTGATGTCTTTGATGATCATTGGCCTTATCGATGAGCTACCAGAAGGGCATCAGTTGAAGGCTGTTTATGGTTACAATCTGAACAGCAGGGACGAATTGGATGAATTGGTTAACTTTGCACAAGAATCCTACGAGCCCGACGAACCAGACATTGATGGTCTAATTGAAGGGCTTGGTATAAGCCTAAATTAAATGGAAGGAGTTATTAGAAAAATTATCATTGGGAGAGATCCCAAGGATGCTATGGCGTACTACGTCGGCATGAGGGCAGGTAAGAATACTGTCAGCGCTATTGTAAATGACGAAGCTTTTCTCTACAGACACGGGAAGAATAGATACCTCGTTTATCTCGAAGAAGAGGATGGTGGTAACGTTCTTTGGAAGTCTGTTGATGACATGCCCTGTATTATTGAATTTGATTTAAATTTTTAAGATGAGCAAGAAGTCAAAGGGTTTGGGTGACACCGTAGAAAAGATCACCACAGCAACTGGATTGAAGAAACTTGTAGATCGCATGTCTGAGGACTGCGGCTGCGATGAGAGAAAAGAGTACTTGAACGAGAAGTTCCCGTACAAGAAATGAGGTCCCTAAATATGTTTATCGTTGAGCTGGACAAACCAATCAACGATACAATCTCCACTAAGAGTGGGATTGAGCTGTACATCAACACTGATTATGAAGGTGGTGAGTTTAAGTACAGAGTTACTGACGGACCAGTTGTAGCCACACCAGCTAAGTATAAGACTCCTGTAAAGGTGGGTGATACATTGTACTTCCACCACCTGGTTGTTATGCAGGGGGGGCAAAAGCTTACTGGGGTTGAGGATAGCTACTTCGTGAAGTTTGACCCAGAGTTCGCTGTGAACAATCAAGCCATAGCCTACAAAAACAAAAAGGGTAAGATCACTCCGCTTGATGGCTGGAGCTTGTTGCTTCCTGTAGAAGAGGAGGACGTAGTATCATCTGATACTATCGAAATTGTAAGTCTTAAAGAGACGCTCCCTACAAAAGGACGTGTTGCATTCGATTCAAAGCACCTGAAGGCCCATGGGGTCAAAAAGGGTGATATTGTTTGTTTCAAGCAGAACAGAGACTATCGTATCAAAATCGACGGGAAAGAGTACTACAGAACCCGTGTTGAAGACTTGATGTATGTCGAGGAAGAAGTTCACGACGATTGAGGCTGCCAAGAGGCTTATGTCCTCGATGGAAGTGGCCATCAACAATATGATTGACGAGGTTAAGAAGCCAGTCGATCCAGAAGCTGGTGGTGCTGCGCGTAAGGCTGAGTTGCAGTCAATTAAGCAGACAGCCACTGATTGTAAAGAGCTGCTGATAGAGCGTCAGCGTCTAGAACAAATGATTAAAGACCTACAAGACAATGGAGGGATCGAAGAAGCCAAAGACTACAGCGGAGGTTTCGCTGAAAGATTCTCTAAGTAACTGGCAGGAGCTTGTTGCTAGATTTGAAGAGTCCAGAATAAAGAGGGATTACATGTTCTGGGATGACATGTGGAACGAGGGCTAGGGGAGGGGCTATATATGTGTCCACTTTTCGGCGAGTATCTCCTCAAGCTTATACCTTGTAGAAAGAGTAACTGGTCACATGTGGGTTCAAGTCCCACCTCGCCGACTTTAGTATATTTGCATTATGGCCAGAGTTAAAAAGCGGGACTACAAAAAAGAGTATGCTAAGTACGGAAGTGGCGGTAAAGCCAAAAGATACAGAGCAACACTTAATCGCATTGCTAGAAGACTCGGTGTTTATGGAAATGGAGACGGTCTAGACAATGCTCATGTAGGCACCTCTGATAGAACAACACCTCAGCCAGAATCTCAAAACAGAGCAAATAACAGACCCAGAAGACGTAGAAGCCGATGATACTTAGAAAGACACCAGAAGAAAGAAGGGCTCGTCGTGCTGAAAGAAGAGGCCGTCGTGCTGAAAGAAGGCGCGGTAGGGTTACCGCCCGCCAAGGCACACAGCAGGAAGCTGATGAGGTGGCTGAGGCCGTTGGTTATCCTGTATCTGGCATTTACACGCCTACGAAGAAAGATATCGCCCTGTTCCCTGGGGCTGACGATTCTGTTCGAGAACATGAGTTTGTTCATTCAGAACAGTATGGCCCTCTTAGGGCTCTTTTTAATGCCCCAAGAATTCAGGACCCACAAACTAGAAGATCTATTAGAGATATTACAAGATCGATTTCTCAGGATGTTTACGATTCTCTTGGTCAGGGTGAATTTAGTCCTCTTAAGTATATGATAGATAGACCTGTTGAGTTTGAGGCAATCCTGCGAGCTGGTGTCAACTCACCTAATTCCGAAGGTATTGACTTTGGTCAAGATTTTGACAGTATTCTAAATGATTTGAATGCTTTGCCTGAGGGCAAAACAGATAATAATGTTAGGCTTTTGAGGTCTGCTATGGGTGAGGGGGACTTGAGTCCAGATCAAAAAGATTTGTTTTTGAGTGCAATTCGATCTAACTTGCGGTTATGAAGTATATCGCTATTTTAATTTCAATTTCATTTTTGTTCGCTAGCTGTGCCCCTCATTCAAACATCAGCAAGCACAAGAGATATCACAACTGGAAACAAGAAGGTCCAGAATTCCCTTCTATTGGGAACCTCGGTTGCAACGATAGTTGCGAGGATCTAAACAACTGCTGATATTCAGCCTGCGCTCGTAGCTCAGTTGGATAGAGCATCTGCCTTCTAAGCAGACGGTCACAGGTTCGAATCCTGTCGGGCGTACAATTTAATTTATGAGCAACTTAATAGACATAGAGGAGTATGAACACCCAGCGATTGCCATTTGTCCCAAGGGTACGGAAGGTGAGAATGTCGAGCTTGGTGGGTTGGTCGTTGTTCTTCCCTCTAAGCCTCCCAAGAAGCAGATTTCAGGACATAACCTCCCAAAGCGTATGCAAATGTGGGAGAAGAAGCCTATGCCTGCAGAGCTGTCTAGGATTAAGTCTATGGATGAGTGGCTCGAAATGCCGAGGGAGTTTAGACAGAAGTTTCGTCCGTATATCGAAGAGGAGTTTAGGCGTCGGCGTGAGGGCTTTTGGTTTTATAACAACGGTACACCTACATATATTACGGGGCGTCACTACATGATGCTTCAGTGGACGAAGTTCGATATAGGAAATCCTTCGTATCTTGCGTTTCAGCGGGACATTTTTTTACACATGGCTGCGTGTGAGGCTGACGCCCGCTGCATAGGCCAACTTTACACAAAATGCCGTCGTTCAGGATACACCAATATCTGTGCATCAGTATTGGTAGATGAGGCCACACAGGTCAAAGATAAGCTTTTAGGTATCCAGTCTAAGACGGGTAAAGACGCGCAGGAAAATATATTCATGAAGAAGGTTGTGCAGATGTTTAGGCACTACCCTTTCTTCTTTAAACCCATTCAAGATGGTACCACAAACCCACGCATGGAGCTGGCTTTTCGCGAGCCGAGTAAGAGAATCACGAAGAACAATAAGACTTCGCAGAAGGGCGAGGCTCTTAATACGGTAATCAACTGGAAGAACACCACGAACAACGCTTACGATGGTGAAAAACTTCATATATTGTACCTCGATGAGGCTGGAAAATGGGAAAAACCTACAGACATAAGAGACGCCTGGAGGATTCAGAGGACCTGTTTGATCGTAGGTCGAAAAATCGTAGGAAAGGCTCTGGTGGGAAGCACCGTAAACCCCATGGACAAAGGGGGGAAAGAGTACAAGGATTTATGGAGGGACTCGGACCCAAACGAAAGAAACGCAAATGGGAGGACGAGGACTGGACTATATAGACTCTTTATCCCAGCCTACGAATCTCTAGAGGGGTTTTTTGATCCATACGGTAACCCTGTAGTCGAAGATCCAGAAAAGCCAATCGATGGCCTTGACGGAGAGTCTATTCATCAGGGGGCTAAAACTTATCTCAAAAACGAGCGTCAGGCTCTTATTGAGGATGCCTCTGAACTCAATGAGGTGGTTAGGCAGTTCCCATTTACAACGGATGAGGCCTTTAGAGACAGTATTGAAAGCACTCTGTTCAACATATCTAAAATATACGAACAGATTCAGTACAATGACGATCTATACCCAAATCCAGTAGTCGTAGGCAACTTTGTTTGGAAGAACGGGGAAAAGGATACAGAGGTTGTATTCAAACCAGATCCCAACGGAAGGTTTCATGTTGCCTGGATGCCACCAGATGAACTGAGAAACAAGAAGAGAGAGGAAAGGGGTAAACGTGTCCCGCCAAATTCCAGTATTGGAGTTGGGGGTGTTGACTCGTATGACTTGGATGCAACTGTAGATGGTAGGGGATCAAAGGGTGCCCTGCACATGTACAATAGATTCAACATGCAGCACCCGTCTAATATGTTTGTTGTTGAGTATGCCTCACGTCCTCCTCTGGCAAAGATCTTCTACGAAGACGTTCTTATGTGCGCTTTCTTTTATGGTTATCCAATACTAATTGAGAACAACAAGTACGGAATCGCAAGGTACTTTGAATCAAGGGGTTATGACGGGTATCTGCTTGACAGACCAAGACATCTTGTTGCTGGTAGTAGCCAGATAAAAACAAAAACAAAAGGTATTCCATCTAACTCTCAAGATGTCATTCAGGCTCACGCCCATGCTATTGAAGCATACATTCACGACCATGTTGGTGTAAACTACGAGACAGGTGAGTATGGGAATATGTATTTGAATAGAACCCTTGAAGATTGGATCGGATTTAAGATTGACAACAGAACAAAGTTTGACCTTACAATTAGTTCTGGTTTGTGTCTTTTGGCTTCTCAAAAAGAAAAGCCTAAGCCCAAAAGCAACTTCTCTGAGCGCAAATTCTTTAGGCGATATAAAGTAATCGGGTAATTCCTATATTTGCAGATATAAAAGGAATTCCCAAATGCAAGACAACAAAGGTACCAAGAACGGGTTTCCCGATCCGCTTGCTACCCCCGAAGATAAGTCAAAGAAGGCTTATGGCATTCAATATGCCAAAGCTATTGACTCTCAGTGGGGGCGAATGACGGATGTAAGCAGCTTGGTTGGTAAGAGGAACAGGATTTTTGAGAGGAGTAGAGACTATGCCACAGGCACACAGGATACAAACATCTACAAGAAACTTCTGAACAGCCTTGATCCGAACAGCGGTGATGGTAGTTTGATGAATCTTGACTTTACTCCCGTCCCCATTCTACCAAAGTTTGTCAGGATTGTAGTCAACAAAATCCTTTCTCGCAGTCTATATCCAAACCTTGAGGCCGTAGACCCTCTCTCCACTTCTGAAAAGAACAACGAGAAGAGAATGCTTGAGGTGCAGGTCGAAAACAAAGAGATGGCCATGAAGGTCAAAGAGGAGACTGGGATTGTTTTGGGGGCAGATCCAGAGACCCTTCCTGACACAAAGGAGGAGGTTGAGATCTTGTATGGGTTGAATATAAAGACCGCAGGAGAAGTTGCTGCTCAGCTGGCTACAGAGCTCACGCTGAAGTGGAACAACTTTGAAGACGCCATCTTTAGGCGTTGCGTTAATGATCTTGTGACGCTTGGGATGGCTGTGGTCAAAAGATCAAATGACCCCAATGAGGGCATTAAGACTAGCTATGTGGACCCAGTCATGTTCATTCATAGCTACACAGAAGACCCAGGCTTTGAAGAGCTTAACTACGCTGGGCATATTAAAAAAGTGAGCATTGCAGAGCTGCGCCGACTTGCTGGTGACGAGCTATCTGAAGAAGACCTTGATAAGATTGCATCAAAGGTCAAGGGTAAAGATGGTAATGATTCCAGCAAGTATTCAAAAAAGCGTTTTGACCAAACGCTAAACAAAATGACTTACGGGTATGACGAGTACACCGTAAGCATCCTTGACTTTGAGTTCTTGTCTATTGATGAGATGTTCTTTGAGGAGAAGGAGAATCGTCACGGAAACACGAACTTCTTCTATAAGGGTCACAAGTACAAGCCTAAGAATGGTTCTGTTTACGATAGAACCCCTCATTCTATGGCCGTCAAAGTAGTCTACGGTGGTAGCTACATTCTTGACTGCGGTACTCTATTCGATTACGGAAAGAAGAAGAATATCCCAAAGAACGTTCATGACCTTTCTAAGGCCACCCTTTCTTACTCTGTAGTTGCCACAAACCTTAGGGATATGATTCCTAAGTCTATGGTTGACAGCTGCACTGGTTTTGCGGATATGCTTCAGCTTACCCACCTGAAGATCCAGCAAGCCTTGGCTAAGGCTAAGCCTGATGGCTTGATAATTGACATTGAGGGATTGGAGAATGTACAGCTCGGTAAGGGAGGGGAACTTCAGCCTCTTGATCTGCATGATATCTACGAACAGACTGGTGTCTTCTACTACAGAAGTAAAAACCCAGAGGGTGGATTCCAAAACCCACCAGTTCGAGAGATTGGCAATAGCATCAGAAACATCAACGAGTTGATTGGGTTGTACAATCATTACCTAAGAATGATTCGTGATACAACTGGTATTAACGAAGTTGTTGATGCTTCTACTCCTAAGGGTGACGCTCTTGTAGGGGTTAGGGAGCAGGCGATTGCGGCAAGCAACAATGCCACGTATGACATCACCAATGCTTCTATGATTTTGTTCAAGAAGACCTGTGATGACATCGTAAAGTGCTTGCAAATTATGCCTGCTGAGAGTGTTATTCATAAGGCTTATCAAAATGCCATCGGTAAGGAGAATATGGATGCTCTTAGCGGATTCATTGATCTACCTATGTTCAACTTCGGTGTTCTTGTTCAAAGAGACATGGAGGATAAGGATAAGGCATTTTTGGAGCAGAACATCCAGATCGCCCTCCAGCAGAATCAAATCGATCTTGAGGATGCTATGGCGGTTAGAAACTTGAAGGACGTGAATCAGGCTGAGAGACTCCTTATGGTGAGGAGAAAGAAGAGAATGCAAGCTAACTCTCAATCTGCACAGCAGAACGCTGAGATGCAAAAGCAACAAGCTATGCAGGCTGCTCAGATGTCGTCTCAGATGAAACTTCAAGAGAAGCAAGCTGAAGCTCAGCTGGAGATGGAGAAGATGAAGATGAAGGCTGAGATTGATTCTCAGCTTGAGATGATGCGTCACGAGTTCAAGAAAGAGATTGAGATCATTAAGGCTAAGGCAACCCTTGGATTCAAAGAAGACGATCAGGCCTTTAAGGAAAAGCTTGAAGTCCTCAAGGAGGATAGAAAGGATGAAAGAATCGGGAAGCAAACTGCCGATCAAAGTAAATTGATCTCTCAGCGCCAGGGAAAGATAGATAGAGTCCCTGAGCCTAATGATGATCTAATCGAACAAATTCTTAACGAACAATAATGGCTTCATCAGTAAACTTTGATACTACCGAGGTCCTGAACATAACATGCCGAGAAGGTGATACTTTCTCTATGACTGTTACACTCAAGGACTCAACTGGTACTGGCTTGACTTTCGTGACTGACAATTATGTCTTTTACATGCAGGTAAAGTCCGTAATTCAGTCTGGCAATATAAGAGCTGCCAGGACTTCTGAGAGAGCCGTATTGCAAACCCCAAGCCTGCCTACCGATGAAAAATCCACTGCACTTCTGTTTGAATCTCCAATTATTGACGATAGTGGAAATGTTACAATCGAGGCCTCAGCAGAAACAATGAGCAAGCTCAAGCCAGGGGGTTACATCTACGATCTAAAGTATGTAAAACCTAGCTCCACTGGACTTGATACTCACAAGACTGTAATTAGAGGTAATTTTACAGTGAACTCACAGGTAACTGATGTATTCTAATGTCGGTATCTGTAAGCACAACTGCGGGGACTCAGGTAACTGTAACCGTTGACGGAGCTACAAGGCTATCCTTTGCTACAGAGGAATCCTCTATCAGTGTTTTTGATGGGGGTGTATCTTCTATCTCTGTAACGAATCAAGGTCCTAAGGGTGACACTGGAGCCACTGGTGCTACTGGTCCTGCTGGTGACACTGGAGCCACTGGTCCTGCTGGTGACACTGGCGCTACTGGTGCTACTGGTGCTACTGGCGCCACAGGCCCTCAGGGACCAGCTGGCGCTGACGGTGCTGACGGCGCTGACGGCGCTGACGGCGCTGACGGTGCTGACGGTGCTGACGGTGCTGACGGTGCTGACGGTGCTGACGGACAAGGTGTGCCTGCGGGTGGGGATCAGTATCAGATACTTAGAAAAGCAAGCGGAACTGACTACGACACAGAGTGGGATTACGCAGATAGAGTTACTCTTGAAGTAAGATTCGACGAGGCAGTTTCAAAGGGTGATCCCCTCTATGTGACTGGCTACAGCAACGGTCAAAACAGAATAACTGTAGCGAAGGCCGATGCAGCTGACTCATCTAAGATGCCGTCTATCGGATTGGCTTTCTCTGATTACTCTCAGAACGACAATGGTCAAGTGACTACTATTGGTAGTATAGAAGACATAGATACTCAGGTCACTAATGACTTCCAAGAAGGCGACGTTGTTTATGTAGCCTCTGGGGGAGGACTGACTAATGTCAAGCCTACTGGAACAAACCTCATTCAGAATGTAGGCAAGGTAGGTAGACGTCAGCAGAATAACGGAGAGATTGTTGTTATGGCTATCGGTCGATCTAACGACGTCCCTAACATCCCTAATGGTCAAGCTTGGATTGGTAACGCTTCTGGCGTAGCCACACCTACGACATTAGCTACTGTGGCTACTAGCGGCAGTTATAACGATCTTTTAGATCAACCAACTATTCCTACAGACACTAACCTTGGAAATACAGACCAAACCCTGTCTGCGGAGAGAGCAGTAGAGATGGGAGGTAATAACCTCATCTTTGAAAACTCGTCAGCTGAGGTGGCTAAGATCTTCCCTCAAGGATACGTACAGGCAACGGGAAGGACCATAGTCAATGGTAACGGTTCGATTGGTGGTCTTATCAACCTCAAGGACGCAGACAGTTCTAATGGGGTTACACTTCGGTGTCCTACAACTGTAAGCTCAGATTTAACTCTTATACTACCAGATTCTGACGGAAGTTCAGGTCAGGTTCTAAAGACTGACGGTAGCGGAAATCTTTCGTTCGGTAACGCTGTATCTAGAGGCGGTACATACTCATGGTCTGGGTATGCCACAGATGTAGCTAAAACATCTACGTTCTATTATCAGTTCCCATCAGCGACAGCTACATCTTCATCAACAGACATGATTAGCGGATTTGTTGGTCAAGGTATTTCCAACGGTACTTATGGGTCCAATGGAGCACTTACACTTGATGGTTTGTCCTCCACTGACTCCGCTACGTATTCTATGACAATAAAGGTCACCACAAACGCCACCATTGCAATTCAGACGGTCTCGCCAGCGGCAGGCCAGTTTGTTCCTGCAACTCAATTTGCCTTTAGCAATCCAAGTGAGCAGACGTTTACCTTAACTCAAACGTCACCAACAGCATGCTTGAGCTCAGCTGGAAAGCAGTGGATACTTGGGGTGTATGTTACATTCTTTGCTGCTGGCAGTATTGATTTTAGAGTTGAAGACTTAAGCATTACAGTTTCATGATTCAGTCAAATCGAATAACTCTATACTTGGACGATGTAGCTACCCCTATGCACGAACCAGCGTTTGGGATTGGGCATACTGGAAATCCTGGCGATTCTTTCGAAGATGTTCTCAGTGCTGGGCAGCTATCCACAATCACCGTCACTGCTGTAGACTCTGGTTCCACAAGAGCGAACATAGATTCTGCATCTAAAGTGAAGTTTGTTGTAAACACCTCTTCTGGTGATGTCAATATCAATGGAACTGTGCAAGAGATAAGTGATGCTTTTGGTGGGAGTCACTATTCTGTAGTGTTCTTGGTGTCTTGATTATATTTGCATTATGGCCAGGGTAAAGAAGAGAAAAGGTAAAATGCCTAAGATGAAGATGGGGGTTCACAAGAGCAGATCTGGTGGACTCACAGCTAAGGGCGTTGCCGCATACAGAAAGGCCAACCCTGGTAGTAAGTTGAAGATGGCTGTAACTGAGTCTAAGCCCACGGGCAAAAGAGCTGCAAGAAGAAAGTCATTTTGCGCTCGTATGTGCGGGATGAAGAAGAGATTAACCAGTGCAAAAACTAAAAACGATCCTAATTCACGTATCAACAAAGCGTTGAGAAAGTGGAAATGCCGTTGCTAAAAAAACAAACAATGCCACAAGGGAAAGGTACATACGGAAATCAAGTAGGAAGGCCCCCAAAAGCCCAAGAGGGCATGAAGGTTCTTAAGAAAGGATCAAAAGCTTCAAAGCTTGACATTTTGAACAAATCAATTATGGTGGACCCCCCCAAGGGATTTCACTGGATGGAAGAGCAGGGTAGATACTATCTTATGAAAGGTGATTACAAGCCACATCCAGGTGCCGTTAAACAGGCTAAGTTTAAGCAGGCTAACCATCCTAAGTCGTAAATAACAACTAAAACAATAGATTATGCCCAACACACCACCTAGTCGAAGGACAGAAAGAAAAGAAAGAAGAGCGCTTAGAAAGCTTGCCAGGAATAAAAGCGCTGATAAATTTTTGGAAGAACTTTCCGAGAAAAAATTTCAGCCAGGAAAGAACCTCGTCTCAAACAGGACCCCTCAGACTGATGTAATTGGGCGTCCAATTCCGAAAGCAAAGTCTGGAGAGCCTCAGATGCGTGATTCTGAAGGTAATCTTATGACTCCTGGAGAGCAAAGAAGAGCTATTAGGAGAGTTCGAAGGGCTGAAACAAAGGCAGAGAAAGCCAAAGAAAAGGCTAAAAAGAAAGCAGAAAAAGAAAAGAGGAAGGCCTCTAAGCCAAACAGGACTCCTCAGACTGATGTAATTGGGCGTCGGATAGGATAATGAGTAAGAGCAAGGTAAAAGTCAAAAAAGACGCTTGCTATCACAAGGTGAAGGCGAGGTACAAGGTGTGGCCATCAGCCTACGCCTCTGGTGCTCTCGTGCGCTGCAGAAAAGTAGGGGCTAAGAACTGGGGTAACAAGTCTGAGAAATGAAGGACGAAGGCCTGCGTAAATGGTTTGGTAGAAACCAGGGCCGAGGATGGGTCGACTGCAAGGCTTCAAAGCGAGCTGGCAAGTTCGTCCCATGCGGTAGGAAGAAGGCTGGGGAGAAGCGTGGTACAGGTTACCCTGCATGCCGCCCCACACTTGCTCAGTGCAACCAAACTGGCATGAAAAAGAAGAAAAGTTCCAAGAGAGTTTCTTGGGAAAAGGCCGAGAATGGCATGCGAGTAGTGAAAAGTTGTTAATCACTATATTTGCACTAAATAACTAAAAACAAAAATGGCTACTACTACTGCATCTATTACCATCTCTAGTGGGGATCTCACTGGAGATGCTTTGTCATTGAGCTCAACAGCTACTCTTACTAAGGCTGACAAGTCTACTGGCTTGGACCAAACCACGGGCGTTGCTCGTAAGTTTTTCGCAAGCATTACATCAGCTGAAACGCTTGTTTCTGCTTCTGAATATACTGCGGACAGGGCTCACAAGGTTTACATCAAGAACACATCAACCAGCAACTCTGAGTACATTAACGTTGAGCTTGGAGCGTCTAATATCACCATTGGTAGGCTTTACGGAGGGGACTGGATGTTCATCCCGTATAACGGAGATCAAGACATTGATATTGACACGTCTGCCGTCAACATGACGGTTGAATATCTCGTTATTTACGAAGCGTAATGGCTAGCGTTCGCGTCACACTTGGGATTTCAAGTGCAGACGTTCTGAGCACAGCCCTTGGCCTCAACGTGGCCACGACGCTTGTCGCAGACTCTGGCACTATGATCCGCGCTAAGGTAGCAGCTACCTCTGGCGCAGGAAGCGGAATCACTGTATACAAAGCAGACGACAAGGATACGTCAGCCTACGTGTATGTCAACAATCTCGCTACCGAACACGAAGATTACATTTACGTCTATAACGACACCGACTCTGATGCATCTGTTGCTAAAATTGCTGGCGGTCAGTTTGCTTTTATTCCTATTGCGGTAGATAAGACCTTTAAGGCTTTCGGCACCAAAGTGAATCAGATCATTGAGTACGGTGTGTTCGGACAAGACAACCCAGCTAATACACTCGGATAATGGCTAAACTTTCAAATACAGCTACAGCAAACCAGGCAGCTTTTGGGCAGCTTGGTTCTGCTTTTATGGATGAATTAGGACATACAATACATGCGCCTGAAGGCATGGCTATTGTTGCTATTACTTTTCTGGCGGATGCGGTTCTTAGTGAGCTTATTGCAGAAGATCCAGAAAGAACAATCAACACTGCTCAGGCGGCTAACAGCAAAGGATTCTTTACGACTGTTGTAAATGGAGCTGTAAGTTCCGCTGCAAACATTGTGGTAGATGACACTGTTGTTGCTGCACTGGGACTCCAGCTTGGAGATGAAGTGTATGACGAAGACGGCCTGCTTCTGGGTACCGTCATTACATTGGAAACTGGTAGTGACGCCAACACATTTACAATTAGCGCAAACTGCACTCTGGCAAATGATGAGGTAATTTCATTCCTCCGTCCTGGAGTAAGCTCTGGTGGCCGAGGGGTTGGTGGTATGCAGATTGCGACTGGCGGTAGTGACAATTCATTCCCTAGAGGTCTTACGATTTACGGGAGATGGTTGTCTGTGTCTCTGCAGGCAAACGCCCCACAGGGAGGTCTTATCGCCTACTTCGGATAATTAAATCAAAACAAATAATTTAATACAATGGAGAATACAATCCAACCCCAAGAAGAGCAGTTTCAGAAAGCAGAGATCTTTGATACGCCAGAGCAGCTTGCAGCTAGCATGGCACAAGATGATCAGCCACAAGTGGAGTCTCAGCCAGAACAACCTGCAGATACCCCATATGTAGATCCTGAGCCTGCTCCCGCTGAGGAGCCTTCTACGCTTGAGCAAATTGCTCAGCCAGAGGGGAATCAACAAGAAGAATACATCCGAAACAGAGAGTACAATCAAAACAACTCTAGTAACGGATATGAAGAAGATTATAGCGACGAAGAAATTGAGGCAGCGGTCTACACGTATCTCAGCGAAAGGCTGGGTAGAGAGATCAATAGCTTCGACGAACTAAGTCAAAATAATAGTGTTGACGAACGTGTTCAGGCTATTGCCGATTTCGTTCAAGAGACTGGGAGAAACCCAGAGGACTGGTTTACGTATCAATCAATGAATACGTCCGAAATGGACGATCTCACAGCGATACGAGTTCAGATGTCTCAGGACTACCCCAATCTGTCTTTTGAAGAGATCAACATGTTGGTCGGCAGCAAATACAAGTTGGACACTAACGTCTATGACGCTCAGGATGTCCAGCTGTCTACGCTTCAACTCAAGATTGACGCCGAAGATGCTCGTGGAGGTATCGAAAAGATCCGAGAGCAATTCAAGGCGCCAGCACCACGAGAAGAGCAAGGACAAAATCGTGATGAAGATGCTATGTACATCGACGATGCTTGGATGCAGAATATGGCAACCGAAACGGATGCTATGGAGGCACTTGAGTTTGACCTCGGTGGAGATAAAACCTTCACATACTCTTTGGGTGACGACCACAGACGTCGACTCATTCAGAGAAACTCTCAACTAGACAACTTCTTTGACAACTATGTCTATGAAGATGGCTCATGGGATTACGACAAACTTAACTCTCACTTTGCCGTGATTGATAACATTGACACCATTGTGTCTTCGGCTTATCGTCAGGGTCTCGGTGATGGTCAAAAGACTGTTGTGAGCAACGCGGCGAATGTATCTATGGATACTTCTCCGTCTTCATCCCAAAATCTTAATCAAGAGAATCCTTTGGCCTCGCAGGTCAGAGATCTCATTAGAGGTAACTCCTCTAAAATGACTTTTAAAATCTAAAAAACTAAGCTAAAATGGCTAATATTCTTTCAGGGCAGCCAGCTGTTGACGGTGCAGCAGCAGGTTCAAACCCAGGGGCGTTTAGAGTAGACCCCCAAACCTACACCACTCTTGATGCTCTCATCAAGACCACTAAGGACCACGTCCTTCCAGACCTCGTAGAGACCTACGGTGACCAAGGTATCACTGGCTTTTTGAAGCTCACTGGAGCTATCAACGCTGGTGGAACTTCTGACCAGTTCGACTGGTGGGAATTGGGCCGTCGTCACGCTACGTTGGCTTACACTGGCGCAACAATTAACGCGAACTCTGCAGAGGACGTAGCTCTTGCTGATGAAGATGCCACTAAGACTAAGTTGCAGGAAAACGATGTCGTAATGGACTCTGTCTCTGGAACTCGTTTTATCGTTCAAACTGGAGATGGCTTGGCTTCTAACGGAACAACCGCTCAGGTTACACTTTTGAAGCTTGATGGAGATGATGTTGATGCCGCTGACATTGATGCTTCTGGTGGTGGTACTTTGATTAAGTTGGGCAACATGTACGCTCAGGGTACTGAGCAGCCTCACGCTTTCGAAGACATCGGTTTGCGCAAGTACAGCAACTCTTACATGATCGTTAAGGGTCGTTACGAAGTCAACGGTTCTCAAGCCACTAACATTGGCTGGGTGAACGTTGGTGGTGGCGAATACCGCTGGTTCATGAAGGGTGAGCAAGAGGCTCGCGCTAAGTTTGAAGATCAGAGAGAGATGATGTTGCTCTTTGGTGAGAAGAGACCAGCTGGTAATGGTACTGACATCACAAGCGGCGAGCTCGCTGGTTCTGAGGGCTACTTCTCTGCTATTGAAGACAGAGGTATCGTTGTCCAGAACGCTAACGCTAACCCATTGGATAGCTTCGCTGAGTTTGACGACTTGATCTTGGAGTTGGATAAGCAGGGTGCTCCTTCTGAGTACGCTATGTACTTGAACAGAAAGCAAGACTTGGCTATCGACGACATGCTCGCGTCAGGTATCGCTACTTCTGTCACTGCAGGCTTGCCTGGTCAGTTCGGAGCGTTCCAGAACGATGCTGACATGGCCGTCAAGTTGGGCTTTAAGTCCTTCACTCGCGGTGGTTACACGTTCCACAAGCACGACTGGAAGTTGTTGAACGATCCAACCTTGTTGGGTGCTTCTAACTTCGTTCAGGGCGCTATGGTTCCTTTGATGAATGTTACTGACGCTCGTTCAGGCGTAAGAGTTCCTGCTCTCTCCATGTTCTACAAGGAGGCAAACGGATACTCTCGTGAGATGGAGCACTGGGTAACTGGTGGTGGTGTCTTGGGTCACACGAACAACGGTGACACTGGTAAGGACACTGCGACGTTCCACTACCGTTCTGAGATCGGTTTGTGCGTCCGCGCTGCCAACCAGCACGTAATGATCAAGGGATAATTAACCTGAAGTAAAGGGACGGGGCTTCGGCCCTGTCCTAATCTTCATAAACGACAACATTATGGTAAAAACATTCCCAGGACCACAAGTGGTTTCTAAAAGAGTTGTTACAGATGAAGCTTTGCCCTTGGCGGGTGCTTCAGGCGCAGGCTCTCAGCACGGCTTGATTCAACCAGCAAATAGTATCATTGAGAAGATTTATGTAAGAGTTTTGGAGGCCCCTGTAATCGCATCAGGAGACCTCGGAATTGAAGTTGGAACTGAAACTTCTGCTCCGTTTGACAACATCATTGTTAATGCAACAGGAGATGACAACTTAATTGATGAAGGAACCACTCTTCCTGTAAATACTATCTTTGAGCTTACATCAGGAACTGCTGACACTACGTGGGTTGGTCAGGGACTGGCTACTGGTGACGCTGCTTCTGAAACAGCTTCTAAAATTGTAACAGACGAAACAGCTGTAAACTTTCAGTTTACAACTTCTACTGCGGTAACTACTCGCGGTAAGTTTGAAGTTTCTTTTGTCTTTAGAGTATTTGAGTAATACTGAAGTGTTACATTGAAATAGGCCCTGCGGGGCCTTTTTCTTTTTTAGTATATTTGCAGTACTTTTAATGCAATGAAAAAATTCTTCCTATTCAAGCGAAAAGACGTCGACGTATCGTCCGTCGAAGCCTCTGATAATGGAGAGGGACTTGACCTCTTTGCGGTATCTGCGGATCTGCTTGCGTTCATGACGGCCTCTCTTGGTAGAGTTAACATTGTATTTAATGACGCCACCCTTTATGAAGAGAGTAATCTTTTGGATGGCGAATCTTTCAAAAAGACTTCTGTATCTGTCGCGTGTGAGGCTGGAGGCGAAGCTAACCTGATAGAATCTATCATGAACTTCGTCTCCTCTGACCTCGTAAAGACAAGGGTCATGAGGTTTGATGCCGTTACAGGTAAGACCAATGTCAAGGAGGCTAATATTCAGTCTTTTGATGATGTGGTTAGTGAGTTGAAAACCCTCCCAGTTAGAAGAACCACAAAAGAGACCAGCTCTAAAACATTTATCGGTGGAACATCTGGCACAGCATTCGGAACTGGAAATTTGATCGGAGACATTGATTTTGGAGAAGGAAACAAACCAGACATAGACTTCACCGAGGAGAACATCACATCTAGCGGAGGCAATGTTACTGGCTGGACCAATGGAGGGTCTCTTGGGGCCGCATATGATATAGGCACTATTGTAGGAACAATACCTCTTCAAACAGGCGGGACTAAGGATAGCGGAGGATTGGCAACAGATTGTGCTGTGTTAGACTCTGGCGACGCTCTTACTCTTGATGCTCCATATGTTAGGTCTGGTGAGTTCACTCTGTTCGCTGTTGTCGGTAAAACACCCGCAGAAATTGAAGACAACCCTAAGATTGGGTTCTTGTTCCAGGGGTCGTCATCGGTTTCTGGAAATCAAGGCTTGACGCTAGGGTATTCAGACCCATACAAGACAGACGCCTACTACTTTAAGTTTGCAACCGAGAAAGGAGAGTTTGTGAAGGCTGCGACTCTTTTCCCGATCATAGATATCACATCTCCGACCTCAGATAAAAAGACATCTTATGTCTTCTTGCTAAGAAGAGATGCACAGAATAACTTGTTTATTTATGACAATGAACAGATAGTTGCAAGTGTGCAAGCTAAAACAACAGGTAACTCAGCAAGGACTGATGGGAACCTTGTTGTTAGGCATTTAGGAAACGGAAATGCTGCAGAAAAGTTTGTGGGCAATGTAGGCCGATTTGGGGTTATCCCTAGAGACATTGGCGCATCTGCAGCTAAGAAGCTTATAACAGATCTTTCAAAGAAATACACACCTTTAAGATAATTTAATTTAAATGGAACAAACCAAAAAGCGCCCTGGGCGGCCCAAAGCCCAACCAAAAGTTGAAGAAACCGCTGTTGCGGAATCACCTTTGACTAAGAAGACTTTGCCCATCAAGCGCAAAGAAGTTGTAAACCAGAACTCAGAGTACGAGCTTCTTAGAAAGACTGGCATTGTATACATGCTTCCTCAGAAGGGAGTCACTGTATATGACGAAGAAAACGACACTGTTCGTGAGCTTAGATACTGCCCTAACGAACCCTCTGTATGGAGAGATGAGCAATCAGAGAATGCTACACGTCAGTCTGTAATTTTCAGGGAAGGAAGAATCTTTGTCCCTAAGTCTCAGCCCAACCTTCGTGTATTCCTTGAGAAGCACCCTCTGAACACTGCAAATGGCGGTAAGATGTTCAGGTTGGTTGATAAGAAGCGCGATGCTGAGGTTCAGCTCAAAAAGGAGTTTGCCCTCACTGATGCTATTGCAATGGTTAGAGATAAGGACATTCAGGAATTGCTTCCTGTAGCGATGTACTTTGGTGTAAACATCAATGCATCTGTCTCTGACATCCGTTACAACTTGCTTCAGATTGCTAAGAAGAAGACCGCCGAGTTTGTAGAATCATTTGATTCGCCTCAGGTTCGTACTAGATCTTTGCTTCAGCAGGCTGCTGACTACCAGATGGTCAAGATGACCAAGGATTCTGTCAAGTGGTTTGACACAAATCAGATGATTGTATCCGTGCCTGTTGGCCAGGAACCGATCGACGTTTTCACTCGATTCTGTCTGACAGAAAAAGGAGCTTCGGTTCTATCGACCCTAGAGGAGCGGTTAGAGCGACTCGCTTAAAGAGAGGGCCCTTCGGGGCCCTTTTTCTTTTCGTATATTTGCTGTATGGCAAGTATTGATAGAGTATACAGAACGGTAAAGAACCTAGCTAATAAAGAGCAGAAGGGTTTTATCACTCCGTCGGTGTTCAACCGATTTGCCGTCATTGCTCAGCAGAACATCTACAACGAGCTGTTTACTGAGCTGGTAGAGGCTAAAAAGCTCAGCAGGCAGAACGTTGATCCAGGAAGAGATAAGTCCCCAAGGAAGAGGACGCTAGAGGATCTTTCTAACTTCGTGGTTAGGCTGAACAACTACAACCCTTCATCTTCAGGTTCTAATGTTTTCTTGAAGCCCATTAACTTCTCACGCTTGATCTCAATAAGTAAGGGTGGAGATAGGTACAGCATTGACAAGACAAACATTGAGGTTGTATATGATGTAGAGAAGATGGATAGAATCCTGGGTAGTAATCTTTCTACCCCAACGAATTCCTTTCCAGTGGCTCTCATCTCAGACGAGATCGAGGTGTTTCCAGATACAGTTCAAACTATTGACATCACGTACTACAGAACACCAGGTGGTATGCAGAACGGGGCTCTTGTTGATTCTCCACCACAGTGGGTTGCTGAAGATCTAGCCGTCGGTAACATCGAGATTGCCAGCCCCTTAAGCATAGATTTCATGCTCCCTGAGCACTTTAGCTCTGAGATAGTCTATGAGATATGTAAAATGATTGGCATCAGCATCAACGACGGTGGTATGGTACAGGTGTCAGCACAAGAAGAAGCTAGACGATGAGCCATAACAAAGTAAAACTTAGCGACATTATCAGGGACTTCATCATTACTTCTGATGGGGATGACTATGCAAACAATGTTTCAGACAGCGCACTGAGAAACTTTGCGCTCAGAGGTATAAGGGAGATTGGTTTTGACCTCGGCAAGAAGATCAAGTCTTTGAAGCTTAGCGTCAACTCAAGCAACAATACTGTTTCATTGCCAGACGATTATGTTGACATGGTAAAGCTTGGTGTTGTCGGAGGAGATGGTGTTGTGTACGTTTTCGGTCAGAATAAGAACTTGAATATGTCTCGCAGGATGCAGACATCTACTGATACCAAGACTGATGATAGTGGAAAGTACGGGGGGACTCTGCCTGACGGCGTGACAGACGTAGACCTTACTGGTACTCTATCCGACGTGTTTGACGGTGATCCACTGAACATCGAAGGAAACTCTATCGGGGACAGGGTTGATGACAAGACTGCGACTGCTGGTGCGGGTATCAATCAAGACGCAGGAGATAGAGACTTTTACATCTTTGAAAACTACCTCTACGACGGTGGGCTTGGAAGACTCTACGGTGTCGGCGGTGGTCACCTCCACGGGGAGTACAGAATCAACCTCGACCAAAATAGAATCGAGATTGACACAGATAGCGCATATACCGAAGTGGTTATGGAGTACGTGGCTGACGAAGCCCGTGCGAGCGATCCTGAGGTCCATGTGTACGTTGAAGAGGCTCTGAGGTCATACATCTACTACAAGATCATTGAGCGCAAATCTAGCGTCCCCATGGGGGAGAAGCAGAGAGCCAGATCTGAATACTACAACGAGAGAAGAAAAGCTAACGCTCGCCTCAGCGGATTCACAAAAGAAGAGGCCTTGAAGACTATTCGCAAGAACTTTAAGCAAGCACCTAAGTACTGATGGCAATAAATAAAATTACACCCCGTGCTCTTAATAAGTCCACGGACTATAAACTTGTACCTGCTACTGCATTTATCGATGCAGTAAACGTTGTACTGAGCGAAGACGAGTCTAGCGGCTCAGGTGATGACGGGGGTGATAACGGTGTAATAAAGAACGTAAAGGGTAATAGCCCAATCTCATTTCACAGAGCTGATGATGCTATCGCTCCTGGTGAATACAAGGTAATCGGGACAACGGTTGACAGGAAGCTCAAGCTGGTCTTTATCTATGTGTTTCACGAGAACGCAGCTGAGTCTGGTGTTTGGGTGTACGACAAGGAAGGGGTTTTGTCGCTTCCAACAAAGTTGGGGATTTATCAAGGTCTTATTTCAGATGACCCTTCTGCTAAGAACAAACTCAAGTGCGTAGTTAAGGGTAGCTTTTTCCATTTCGATCAGAACTCTGTTGTTCAAGGTAATATCGTATATGGAAATGCTCAGAACATTCCGACACAAGTGTATGACTCTATCATAGGAGAGGCTGGATTTGTGTCAGTAACCACGTCAGAAAGAGACATCTTTGAAAAGAACATTCATCTTTACTTCACAGACAATGTGAACGAGCCAAAGAAGATCGATGTTACTGCAAGTTTGTTTTCAAGGGTAATCATGCTTAACGCATCCAATCCAAGAGGGAGATTTGCTTCCTCAAATGGAGGTTTGTTTGCTTTCCCAGATCCAGCCATCCCTAAGTCTGTGGAGATGTATTCTCACGCATGTAAGCCAGTACCTCTTCAGAGGCCTACGTTTACATGGGATCGAGACGAGGGGAACAACACGAATAACTTTGAGTACAGCGAAGGATTTAAGTTCGCATATCAGCTGGTTTTCAACGACGGAAGTGTATCTACAATTTCA